GAGAATGGTAGTAAAATAATTGCCGCCTCAACATCTTCTTCTGCGGTTCGTGGTAGTTCATTCAACATTATTTTTCTCGATGAGTTTGCTCACATTGATCCACCGTCTCTTGCAGAACAATTTTTTACATCTGTATATCCTACTATTTCTTCAGGTCAAACTACAAAAGTATTCATAGTATCTACACCAAAAGGATTGAATATGTTCTATAAGTTATGGGTAGATGCTGAAGAGGGTCGTAGTGATTACATACCAATTGACATTCACTGGTCACAAGTTCCTGGTAGAGATGAAGCATGGAAAGAAGAGACAATTCGTAATACGAGTGAGGTTCAGTTTGCTCAAGAATATGATTGTGAGTTTATTGGTTCTCAACATACGCTTATAACAGGAACTAAATTAAGAACTTTGGCATACAAAGCACCTATACAAAAGCGAGACAGTCTTGACATCTATGAAGATGTAAATCCTAGTCATTCATATGTTTGCATTGTTGATGTTGCACGAGGTAGAGGACTAGATTATTCTGCCGTATCTGTTATAGACACCACACGATTTCCAAACATACAAGTTGCAAAGTATAGAGATCCTAATGTATCACCAATGGTACTCCCTACAATCGTACAGAATATTGCAAGATATTATAACAACGCATTTATTCTTGTCGAAACAAATGATATAGGAGGTCAGGTAGGTGATATACTTCATTATGATTTAGAATATGAGAATATATTTCATGCTACAATCAATGGACGTGCAGGACAAACACTTGGTGGAGGTTTTGGGGGTGGTACGCAGATTGGTGTAAGAACTACAAAAGAAGTTAAACGCAAAGGTTGCTCTAATCTAAAAGATCTCATTGAGAGTGACAAACTTATAATTCACGACTTAGATACTATCAGTGAATTGACAACGTTTGTTGCTCATGGTCAATCATATCAAGCAGAAGAAGGAAGTCATGATGACCTTGTAATGACTCTTGTATTATTTGGATGGATGATTGAGCAACGATATTATAAAGAAGTCACTGATAATGACTTGAGAGAAAAACTTGAAGCAGAGCAATTAGCACAATTAGAAGAAAGTGTTATGCCATTCGGATTCCTTGATGGAAATTTTGAAGAGCCACAATATGAAAAGATAGGAGGCGAAAACTGGATAATCGATAAACAATTCTCTACAGATTATCTTCATTAATTCTATGTATTTTAGTAGCATCTTTGATCTCCGTTATTAATTTTTCTACTTGCTCACACAAGTCAGGTCTTAACTTACAAAGTTTCTCAAGGTATCTTATAGATTCCTTAAAAATCATTTCTTGATTAATTCTTAAAACATAAAACTTTCCTCTTGTCTCACTTTTAGTTGTGAGATAAAGGTGTTCTGGATTGACACAATATGTATTGTTGCATTGTTGATGTACAATCTTATCACCTATTTCACCTTTGTAAGCAAGATAAGCAAAACGATGTGCAGGTATTGACTTACCTTCATAAGAAAACATACCATAACCTTGTTTTGTTTTACTAGCAGTCCAAAACCAACAATCACCAGTCTTAATAATTTTTTTCTCAAATCTTTCAATCGCCTTATTCATGATTATATTTATATTTCAATAAATAAAAATCACACTAAAATTCGCAAAAAAATAAATAGTTAATACCAATTACACCAATCACAGGAGAAAAACATGGCATTTCAAGTAAGCCCAGGTGTAGCAACGGCAGAAATAGATTTAACAACTAGAGTACCTATTCCATCACTTTCGCAAGCCGCAATGTGTATGATATCAAAATGGGGTCCTATACACGAAATTGTTACTGTTTCTTCTGAAGATGCCCTGGTAGAAAATTTTGGCAAACCTACTGCAAACAATTTTGAAAACTGGATTGCAGGTGCAAACTTTTTGACGTATGCAAACACTCTTAGAGTAGTTAGAACTGCAAATACTGGTGAAGCAAACAATGCAGTATCAAATGGCAATGCAGTTCTCGTAAGAAATGATGCAGAGTATCAAAATACTGCATCATTATCTGGCACTGGAACAAGCGGAAGAACATGGATTGCAAAACATGCTGGTGACTTAGGCAATTCTTTAAAAACATCTATATGTGTAGCAACAAGAGCAAATACACAAGTGCAAGACAATATAGTTTCGCTTGCACCAAATAGTGATATTCAATTAACAGGCACATTTACGGTTGCATCTGATGGAACCGTTTCTGCAACAACCGCATCTGCTGGAAGAGTCGATGGTGAATTAGAAATTGGAGATGTTGTTCTCAATCAAACAACAAGTGAGTTGGCAGTAGTGACGGCAGTTGCAAATAGTTCTCAATTTACTGCTACTCAAAACGATGCAAGTTCGATGACAAGTGGATCTACTATTAATATTACAAGATTAAAAAGATCTGCATTTGAAGAACCAAGTAGAAACATGATGGGAGTTGTCGGTGGAGCCGCCGGTTCAAAAACTTTGTCGGGAACAAATACACGTTTTCAACTACAACTTCATATCGGAGATATTGTTACTTTTAATGATGGAACAGGTGACATCAGAAGAAAAATTACTGCCATTGCATCCGATACTTCTGCAACTGTGGATGAAACATTTGCTTTGACATTTGCAGATAAAACTTATTCAAGAGAATGGGAATTTAGATCCGATTTTGAAAAAGAACCTCTCACAAGTGATTATGCACATAAAACTTCTGGTTCTATAAATGTAAATGATGAAATTCATATTGTATTGGTCGATGAAGATGGTGATTGGACCGGAACTAAAGATGTTAGAGGTGCTAACAGAGTTGTGAATAAATCAGTTCTAGAAATTTATCCTGCATTATCGGTCGCAAATGGTGCTATCTCATCTACAGGTCAAAGCATTTTTTATAAAGATTATGTAAATGATCACTCTGAATATATTAGATGGGGAGATCATGCGGGAGAAGGTGATGCAGTGACACGAACAGCCGAAGGCGGAGATAATACTATCTGTTTGAATTGGGGTAATACTCTTGGAGCATCTAATACCGCCGCAAACAATTCTTTTAGAGGGACATTTGGCGCATTAACTCAAGCAAATGGTATTATTACCGAAAGTTTCTCTGGAGGCAATAACGGTTTTAACGTATCCGATGCTGATTATATTATCGGATGGAAAAAATTTGAAGATCCAAATAAAGTAGATGTTTCATTTTTACTATCTGGAGAAGCATCTAACACATTAGCGACATTTCTCATTCAAGAAATTGCTGAAAGTAGAAAAGATTGTGTGGCATTTATCTCACCTGAAAGTGGTGATGTTGTAAATCAGACTGGATCGGAAGTTGCAAACATTGTTGATAGAAGAAACGGACTTCCAAGTTCAAGTTATGGCATAATGGATGGTAATTACAAATATATGCTAGATAGATTTAATGGTGTGTTTAGATATGTACCGTTAAATGGAGATATAGCAGGTTTGTGTGCCGCCTCAGATAATATAAACCCATATATTTCTCCTGCAGGATTTAATAGAGGTAATATTAAAAATGTTACTAAGTTGGCATTCGATCCTACGAGAACAAATAGAGATGATTTATATGTGAAGGGTATTAACCCAGTCGTATCTTTTCCTGGACAAGGTACAGTTTTGTTTGGAGACAAAACATTGTTAGCAAAACCATCTGCTTTCGATAGAATAAATGTTAGAAGACTGTTTATTATTCTTGAAAAGGCGATTGCTAATGCCGCTCAATTCTCCTTGTTTGAATTTAACGATGATTTTACAAGAGCCCAATTTGTTTCAATTATTGAACCATTCTTGAGAGATGTAAGATCAAGAAGAGGTATCATAGACTTTAAAGTGGTTTGTGACGGTACTAATAATCCACCATCAGTCGTAGATAGAAATGAATTCAGAGGTGATATCTTTATTAAACCTAATAGATCGATTAATTTCATCAGTCTCAACTTTGTTGCAGTTGCATCTGGTGTGGAATTTTCCGAAGTAGTCAATGCAATATAAGGAGTTTTAAATGGCATTTAACGTATCAACATTCAAAGACAAAATGACTGGTGATGGAGCAAGACCTAATTTATTTAAGGTTTCTCTTAATGGAACATCACCATATTTTTCAGTAGATAGTGATGATGCTTTTTTTATTAGAGCAACATCAATACCTGGTACTACTATAGGAGCGGTTACTGTTCCTTATTTTGGACGTGAGGTAAAATTCGCAGGTAATAGAACATTTGCTGATTGGACTGTAACAGTAATTAACGATGAAAACTTCAAGGTTAGAGGTAGATTAGAAGACTGGATGGAAAATATTAACAGACATGAATCTAATCTTAGAAATACTTCTGGTGCAGTAAATGGATACTACGGTACTGCTACCGTTCAACAATTGAGCAAAAAGAGTGGTACTCAAGTTCTTAGAACTTATTCATTTCAAAAAATATTTCCAATAGATTTGTCAGAAATTACTCTCGATTGGGGTGATAACGATTCTATTGAAGAATTTACATGCACATTTGCATATGATTATTGGACTGCAACAAGTTCAGGATCGCCAGCAACTGATGCAACAAGTTCCGTAGTAATATAATTTGATTTTCTGAATTTGTGGGTGAATAAATATAAAGAACTGTAAAAGTTTTTTATATCACCCACAAAGGAACTTATTATGCCTA